AAATTAGAGATTATGATATGCACCTAAATTCAATTTGGGTAAATGAGATGAAAGAGCACGAATATAATCCTGCACACATTCATAGAGGGATGTTGTTTACAGGTTTATCATCAGTGATGATTTTAAAATTACCATCAACTTATGGTCGAGAATATTCGAATGCAGAAATACCACAAAACGGCAGATTACAAATATTAGGTGCAAGCAATGGTCAGTTTGCAAAAATAGATTATCAACCACCAATGGACTTAAGGGATTTTTATGTGTTTCCATATGATATGAGACACTGTGTGTATCCATTCAATGGAACGAATGAGACTAGACGAACTTTAGCTGCAAACTGTGATATACAGTTTGACCCAATCAAAAACAGAGGAGCAATATGATAACGGAACCACGTTGGAAATCGTATATTGTAGAAACCACTACACCCATCTTTACACCTGAACAATGTAAAATGATTATTGCAGCAGGACGAGCTGAACCCAAACAAGATGCACAAGTTGGAAGTGGTAAAGGTATTAAAGGTGGAGTGATAGATACTAAAACTAGAACGTCTCATATTAGTTGGATCCCATTTAAAAAAATGATTGATATGTATAAAGATATTGAACGTATTATGAAAACAACTAATGGTAATCATTTTGGATTTGAAGGAATGCAGCTAACAGAGCCTGCACAATATACCGAATATCCTGAAGGTGGATTTTATGATTGGCACGTGGATAATGATGTCAATTGTCAACACGAGCCACCCGTTAGAAAAATATCAATGACCTGTCTATTATCTCCAGAATCTGAGTTTGAAGGTGGAGATTTAGAATTAATGTCAGAAGATAAAATTGCAAAATTAAAACAAGGACACGCAGTATTCTTTGCATCCTTTATTAGACACAGAGTAAAACCTGTAACTAAAGGCAGAAGACAATCGTTAGTAATGTGGTTTGGAGGAACTCCATTTAAATGAGAGATTTACATTTTCCAACACCTGTTTATATATTTCATTATAAAGATCCATCTTTAAATACACAATTAGAAAAAGATATTGTTGCCTGGTCTAATCAAGATAAAGGAGTGACTAGAACTAATATCCAAGGTTGGCATTCTACAACGGATATGAATGTTAGACCCGAATACAAAAGATTAGTAGATGCTTTATATGAAGCACAACATATAATTTATGAACAAGAACATTTAGCAAGTGAGCCTTTTTTAGGTAATATGTGGGCCAACATTAATCCACCAGGCGGTATGAATAGAGCACATATTCATCCTAACTCTTTATGGTCTGGTGTCTATTATGTAAAAGCTCCAGAAAATTCTGGTCAATTAAAAGTAGAGGATCCAAGATCTGTAGCATTGATGGTACGACCTAGAATGAAAGAAGGTAAACCGCCACAACGATTATGGAGAGAAGCAAGTTATGATCCAAAACCAGGAAGACTAATTATGTTTCCATCTTGGCTCAATCATTGTGTGGAACCTAATAATTCTAATGATATAAGAATATCAGTCAGTTTTAATTTTATGCAAAAGTGTTTTATAGTCTAATATGTTTCAAGAAAAAAAATATCAAGTCATCAAACAAGCTTTACCTTACGAGTTAGCTAATTTTATATTTAATTATTTTTTACTTAAAAGAGATGCGACTGCTTTTATGTATCAAAATAATATTCATTCAGAATCTCCGATACTTGGAACTTGGGGAGATACACAAATACCCAATACCTTTTCTTGTTATGGTGATTTTGTAATGGATACCTTATTGATGAAAATGTTACCTGTGATGAAACAACATACTAATTTATATTTAGTACCAACTTATTCTTATGCAAGAGCATATAAAAGAGGTGATAAATTAAGAAGACATAAAGATCGACCAAGTTGTGAGATATCTTGTACGTTAAATTTAGGGGGTGATCCTTGGCCAATATTTATAGATGGTACAGGAGCTAATTCAGTTATTGATGAATATAAAGAAATACATAAACCTGATGTTCCAAAAGGCACTGAAGTATTACTTGATGTTGGAGATATGTTAGTGTATTCTGGTTGCGAATTAGAGCATTGGCGAGAACCATTTCAAGGGAATATATGTGGACAGGTATTCTTGCATTATAACCATGTAAATGGGCCGTTTGCTGAAAAGAATAAGTTTGATGGAAGACCTTTACTAGGCTTACCTTCTTTTGTAAAATAGTCTAGTTCTATACTAAACCAAAAATATATTGTAAAATACGCCTATGGCTTTAGCGAAAATACCATTTAACCCTGGTTTTAATAAACAAATCACAGATACCCAAGCTGAAAATGTGTGGGTTGATGGAGATAATGTACGTTTTAGATACGGAATGCCTGAAAAAATAGGGGGTTGGCAAGAATTAGTTGATAAAACTTTAATAGGGGTTGCAAGAGCACAGCATGTATTTGCGGATTTAGATGGTCGTAAGTACGCAGCAATTGGAACCAATAGATGTCTATATATTTATTATGATGGTGACTTTTATGATATTACACCTATTGATCCAGACAGACAATCAACTGGTGCTAATATAACAACTACGAATGGATCAACAACAGTAACAATTACAACATCAGGTATTCATGATATTGAGGTAGGAGATATTGTGACATTTGAAAATGCAGGATCTTTTACTGGTGGTCAAACAAGTTATACTGCATCTGATTTTGATGATGTGTTGTATGAGGTACAAACAACTCCAAGCACTACAACCTTTACTATTCAAATGGCAACAGCGGAAACAGGAACAGGGGCGACGAACGACGGAACATTAGATCCGTTACCTTATATTAGAATTGGAGATGTATTTCAAAGTCCTGCTTTTGGTTGGGGGATTGGTAAATGGGGAGCAGGAACTTGGGGAACTCCAAGAACTGCAACAAATGTATTTCTAGACCCAGGAGTTTGGTCGTTAGATAATTTTGGACAAAATTTAATTGCAACCGTACATAACGGTAGAACGTTTCAATGGCTACCTATTCAAGCAAGTGGAACTGGTGCATTAACTACTAGAGCAACATCTGTTGCTAACAATCCTACTAAATCAGTTATGACTATTGTATCTGACCAAGATAGACATTTATTTCATTTAGGAACTGAAACAACTATTGGTAATCCAAATACACAAGACAAAATGTTTATAAGATTCTCAGATCAAGAAAACATAAGTGTTTATGAACCTACTTCAGTTAATACTGCTGGAACTTTTAGAATTGACAACGGTACTCAAATCATTGGAGCTACAAAAGGTAAAGACTATATTATGATTCATACCAATACCGCAGCTTATGTATCACAGTTTGTGGGTCCACCTTTTACATTCTCAATTAGACAAGTAGGAGCCAACTGTGGATTGATTGGACAAAAAGCATCAGTGTTTGTAGATGGAGCTGTATTTTGGATGTCAGATGAAGGTGGATTCTTTGTTTATGACGGTACGGTTAAAAAATTACCTTGTTTAGTTGAGGACTTTGTTTTTCAAACAACAGGAACAAATTTAGGAATCAACAGAGATGCAGGAGAACAGGTTTACGGAGTACACAACAGTTTGTTTTCTGAAATATCATGGTTCTATCCAAAGAATGGATCAGATGCAGTCGATCGAGTAGTAACTTATAATTACGCAGAACGAACATGGGTTACTGGATCGTTAGCTAGAACATCAGGGATAGATGCATCTATTTATGATAAACCTTATATGACTAAGTTTACACAAAACGTTGCACCAACTTATCCAACTGTAAATGGTATATCTGCATCACAAGGAGCAACAACTTATTACGAACATGAAACAGGGGTTAATGAAGTAGATTTTGCAGGTAATAAAACTGCTATATCTGCGTACATCCAATCAGGTGATTTTGATTTAGATGTAGAAGGAGATGGAGAGTTCTTTATTAAAGTCAGACGATTTATACCAGACTATAAAGTATTAACAGGAAATTCTAAAGTTACATTAGATTTAAGAGACTATCCAAATCAGACAGCATCGAGTTCATCGTTGGGACCGTTTACAGTAACCTCTTCTACGAACAAAGTAGACACACGTGCTAGAGCAAGACTTGCTGCATTAAAAATAGAAAATGATGCGGTTGACGAGAACTGGAGACTGGGTTTATTTAGATTTGATATACAACCTGATGGTAGAAGATAATGGCTAAAATTACAGTACAAATTCCAGAACCTAAAGAACAATACGAACCAGATAATCAACGTCAATTAAATGCCTCTTTAGAAACACTAAAAAATCAACTTAATTTTTCTTTTCAAAAAGACTTGAAAGATGAGCAAGATACGTTTAATTATTTTATGTCATGACAATTAGATACAAAAGTGAAACATTTGATTTAACAACTACTAACATTACGACAGTTTTAACTTGTCCTAGTAATGCAACTATTTTAGTAAAATCATTTCAGGCATCTCATCAAGACGCTAGTAATGTAGATGTTGATGGATATTTACAAAAGTCTGGGGGATCGACTGTTGAAATAAGTCATGCACAATTAAATAAAAGTTTTACTAATTTAGTAAGTGATACTTTAAACATGGAAGCTGATGATGTTTTAAAAATAAAATCTGATACTGCTAATGAAATTACAGGCGTTGTAAGTTACGCACTTATAGATAGATCGCAAGAGAATGGCTAAACAAAAATTTACACACTTTGTCCCTAGACCAAAGCCTAAGAAGCGTCCTGGGCGTCATAAGAAGACGCTTAACAAAAACGAAAAAAGAGACTATAAAAAGTATAACAGACAAGGAAGAGTATGACTAAAACAGTAATAATTGATGGTAAGGAGGTTCCAGTATTACCAGCTAAAGCAGAAGAAGAAATTCTTAATAAAAGAACTAACGTAAAATACGTTAGTAAAGAAGAATTTGATGCTGATGTTGCAGATCCTAATACTGATACTACTGCCGAAGATTTACAAATTAATCAAAAAATAACAGTTGCATCGTTGGATATATTTGGTAAAACCAAGTAATGCAACCTCAAGGTGGAACTGAACTCCAGCATGGATTTTTAGAAAATCATGCTGATAAGAAACTATTAGATCAAGTACAGATAACAACTTCTGTGCCTGAAAAAATTCCATTACATCCAACTAAACCAAATATACTTTGGCAAAAGAATTCATATGACCAACCTAATATTGCACCGTGGTTCAAAGATCGAAATAATCATAATAAATATGACTGGTATGTATTTAATTCTAATTGGAGTTATGAAAAATTTAGAATGGCATTTGATATACCAACAGAAAGATGTCATGTAATTAAAAATGGTTGTACAAGTTTTCCAACAAGAAAACCCTATAAAAAAGGTGATCCTATTAGAATCATTCATCAAAACACTCCTTGGAGAGGTTTAAGTGTATTACTTGGCGCAATGCAATTAGTTAAAAATCCATTAATAAAATTAGATGTATATAGTTCTACAGAAGTTTATGGAGATGAATTTAAAAAACGTAATGATCATACATACGTACCGCTTTATAAACAAGCTTCTGAATTACCAAATGTAAACTACATTGGTTATAAACCAAACAATTTTATTTTAGAAAATTTAAATAAATATAATATGTATGTATATCCAAGTATCTTTGAAGAAACATCTTGTATATCTGCTATAGAATCTATGTCAGCTGGATTGTATTCGATTGTAACTAATTTTGGT